TTTACTGAGGATCCAACTCCTCACGAAGTAGAATTGCTAAAGACACAATTACAACAATGGTGTAAACTAAACGAATTTGGAACAAGAACATTTAAAATCTTCCGTAATACAATCAAGTACGGTGATCAAGTATTTGTAAGAGATCCAGAAAACTTCAAACTATTCTGGATTGATAACACTAAAGTTATAAAAGTTATTGTTAACGAAAGTGAAGGTAAGAAGCCTGAACAATATGTTATTAAAGACATTAACATCAACTTACAGAATCTTACAGTAGCACAGAAAACTAATTCAGACTTTGCCGCTAATCCAGCAACTGGTATGGGCGGCACTGGTGGTGGCGGGGCAGGAGGTGGTTACACAGTTCCAGCTATGCCCTATAACACTACTGGTAGTCGTTTTACACTGGGACAAAGTGAAAGTGCTATTGACGCTAAACACATTGTTCATTTAAGTTTAACTGAAGGATTAGATAGATTCTGGCCCTTTGGTCAATCAATACTAGAGAATATTTTCAAAGTTTATAAGCAAAAAGAATTACTAGAAGATGCTGTTCTTATATATCGTGTACAACGTGCTCCGGAACGTAGAATGTTTAAGATTGACGTTGGTAACATGCCAAGTCACTTGGCTATGGCTTTTGTTGAACGTATTAAAAATGAGATACATCAAAGACGTATCCCATCAGTTCACGGTGGGTCGGCTATTGTTGATGCTACATACAATCCATTATCAATGAATGAAGATTACTTCTTTCCAGTAACAGCAGACGGTAGAGGAAGTAGTGTTGAAGTATTACCCGGTGGACAAAATCTTGGTGAAATTGATGACTTGAAATACTTCAATAATCGTTTGGCACGCGGTTTACGTGTTCCAAGTTCATATTTACCAACTGGCCCTGATGATAATACCACTCCAATGAATGACGGTAGAGTTGGAACAGCAATGATACAAGAGTTTCGTTTCAATCAATATTGCGAACGACTACAAAAGTATATGAGCCATAAGTTAGATGAAGAATTTAAGTTATTCTTGCGTTGGAGAGGTTTCAATATTGATAGTGGTTTGTTTACATTAGAATTTAATCCACCTCAAAATTTTGCAGCTTATCGTCAAAGTGAATTAGATACATCACGGGTAAGTACATTTGCTAGTATGGAAGCATTTCCTTATATTAGTAAACGTTTTGCATTAGAACGATTCTTGGGATTAAGTGAAGAAGAAATTAACAAGAATGAGAAGATGTGGCGTGAAGAAAACGGCAAAGAATCAGATATTGAATCATCAAGTAGCGATTTGCGTAACATTGGTGTCAGTGCCGGTGACATTGATAGTGACTTAGAAACCGCTGAAGGGATTGAAAATAACCCAGAAGAAGGTGAACAAGCAGCTGGACCAGAAGTAGTGGGACCAGTTGGTAATGATGCCGGTGGACAGCCTGCACCATCGGCCGGTGGTATGTAAGATAAATAGTATATCGGAAACCAAAATGAAATTGATGGAAATGTTTAATCCCGCGGTAGAAGGTTATCAAGATTTAGCTGCTGATAACAGTAAACCAAAGTGGAAAGAAAGCCGCAAAACAAAACTAACACTAAGACAGATTCGTAAACTTAGAAAAATGTTGGATGTTAGAAATTTTGAAAAATCAAAATATATCAAAAAAGTACATGAACAATATGGCGTAAAGCCAGAAGCAGCACCACAATAGAGTACAACTCTCTATATCTCTCCTAAAAATGCAAAAAATGCTATCTTATTGAGCATTTTTTAATTGTATAGCATAAGTACAATACACAAAGCCATTACTTAGGAGAAACAAACAATGGACCACAAAAAATTTGAAACACTTATTGATTTGATTATCAATGAGAATGAAGAACAAGCTCGTGCATTATTTCACGATATCGTAGTTGAAAAAAGCCGCGAAATCTATGAAGATATCATGTCCGACGAAATGGATGAAGGCATGGATCCCGGCGGCCAAGTAGGTCAGATGATGGATGAAATCTCTGCTGAAGAAGAAGGCATGACCGAAGAAGAAGATGAAGAAATTGACTTTGATGACGAAGGTGATGAAGATATCATTGATATTGAAGCCGACGGCGAAATGGATCACTCAGAAGAAGGTGAAGAAGATCGTTTAGTAAGCATTGAAGATAAGTTAGACCAATTGATGGCTGAATTTGAGCAGATCATGGGCAACGGCGACGATGAAATGGCCGATGACGAAATGGCTGCTGCTGATGACGAAATGGCTATGGGCGACGAAGAAATGGCTATGGGTGACGAAGAAGGCGCTATGATGGAAGCAATTACTTTGAAGAAAGTAGCTGTAACTCATGGTGACAACGGTCAAAACACAAAAAGCACAAGTTTACAAAACAGCGGACAGGCTGGAATGGACAGTCGTCCAGTAAAGTTCAGTGGTGCTAGTGAAGCAGTTCCAACAAGTCCTAAAGGACCTAGCAACTTTTACTCAAAAGGTGAGACACAGGTAAAAGATGCTAACAATTGGAAAAATGCTCCAGCACAAAATAATGCTGACTTAGAAAAGGCTCCGGCTCCGTCTAAGTCACAAGCTAGTGGTACAAACACCAAGAGCCCTGTAGCTGAATCACGTAAGCCAGTAAAACGTATTATTAAGTAAGGAATCTGAGAGAATGGCTTTGTATCTCAAGGAGCACTTGACTTTCGACCGTGCAAGCATGGTTGTTGAAAGCGTAAGTGAAGGCGATAAGAAGAACCTTTATATGAAAGGTATCTTCATTCAGGGCGGGGTAAAGAATGCTAACGAGCGTATTTACCCCGTTTCCGAAATTGAATCCGCTGTACAAACATTAAACGAACAGATTACCGATGGTCATTCAGTATTAGGTGAAGTAGATCACCCGGATGACTTAAAAATCAACCTAGATCGTGTATCACATATGATTACAGGCATGTGGATGGACGGTGCTAACGGGTTCGGAAAGTTAAAGATATTACCAACTCCAATGGGGCAACTAGTTGCTACTATGTTGGAGAGTGGTGTCAAACTCGGCGTTTCAAGTCGTGGCAGCGGTAACGTGGACGACATGAACGGAAAAGTAAGTGACTTTGAAATAGTCACTGTGGATATTGTTGCACAACCAAGTGCACCTCAGGCTTATCCTAAAGCAATATATGAGGGCATGATGAACTTACGTCATGGTCATAGAATGTTGGATATGGCAAAAGATGCTCAGGGCAACAAGAAAGTGGAGAAATATTTGAAAGGGGAAGTAATGCGCCTCATCAATGATCTCAAAATTAAATAAAGGGGAAACAGAAATGTTTGATGCTATCAAGCCATTACTTGAAAGTGGACTTATCAACGAGGACGTGGGCCGTGAACTAAACGAAGCCTGGGAATCTAAGTTGAATGAGGCACGTGAGCAAGTACGTGTTGAATTACGTGAAGAATTCGCACACCGTTATGAACATGACAGAATCGTGATGGTAGAAGCCCTAGATAAAATGGTTACAGAAAGTCTAACAACTGAAATTTCTGAATTTCAGATTGAAAGACAAGCAATGAACGAAGACCGCGTACAAGCTAAACAACAATTGCGTGAAAATGCAGTTAAATTCAATAATTTCATGGTTACTAAACTAGCTGAAGAAATTAAAGAACTACGCAGTGAACGCAAACTACAAATGGAAAGTCAATCTAAACTTGAACAATTTATTGTTCATGCATTGGCACGTGAAATTAAAGAATTCACACAAGACAAACAAGCTGTAGTTGAAGCAAAGGTTAAGTTGGTTGCAGAAGGTCGTCAACAATTAGAAAGATTGAAATCACGCTTTGTGAGTGAATCTGCTAAAAGATTGAATACTGTTGTAACATCACATCTTAAGGGTGAATTAGGTCAGTTGAAGGAAGATATCAAGGTTGCTCGTGAGAACAATTTTGGACGTAGAATATTTGAAAGTTTTGCAAGCGAGTTCTCAGTTACTCATTTAAATGATAAAGCTGAAACCCGTAAACTAATGAATTCTCTACAATTGAAAGACCAACAATTAGCTGAATCTATCAAAGTAATTGGTCAATCTAAAAAATTGATTGAAAGTAAAGAACGTGAAGTTCGTATTATTAAAGAGTCTAATCAACGTGAAAAAATGATGAGCGATTTACTTGCTCCATTAAACGAAGAAAAGGCTACTGTAATGAAGGACTTACTAGAAAGTGTGCAAACACCAAAATTGCAAAGCACTTTCGACAAGTATCTACCAGCAGTTTTAAACAGTGGAGCAGAGAGAAAGTCTACTAAGACTACTCTACGTGAAAGTGTTAAAGAAGTTACTGGTGATAAATCTGCCAAAACACAAGAAGTAGATATGGATCAACGTGATAACGTTATTGATATCAAACGCCTGGCAGGGCTATAAAAAAGACATAATTTAGGAGAATATAAAATGTCAAAAGTATTATTAGAAGGCCGTTGGAACGAGACCAAGGATGCCCTGTTAGAAGGTCTAAAAGGAACTCGTCGTTCAACAATGGGTGTTATCTTAGAAAACACCAAAAAGCAACTACTTGCTGAATCTTCAGCCGGTACAACAACAGCTGGTAACATCGCTACATTAAACCGTGTGATTCTTCCAGTTATTCGTCGTGTTATGCCAACCGTTATCGCTAACGAATTGGTAGGCGTTCAGCCAATGACAGGACCAGTTGGTCAAATCCACACTCTACGTGTTCGTTATGCTCAGTCATTAACAGACAATAGTGCTGCTGCAACTAGCGTAGTCGCTGGTCAAGAAGCATTAAGTCCATTCTTGATTGCTCAGGCTTATTCACGTACACCTTCAGCAGGCACAAGCACAAGTTTTTACACAGGTAATGATACTGCTGCTCTTGAAGGTAATGGCGGTAAGCAAATCAGTGTGCAAATTCTACGTCAAGCTGTTGAAGCTAAGTCACGTAAATTGCAAGCACGTTGGACATTTGAAGCTGCTCAAGACGCACAATCTCAACACGGGATTGACGTTGAAGCAGAAATCATGGCAGCATTTGACCAAGAAATTCTATTGTCTCTTGCTACTCTAGCTACAACTGAGTACACATACAACCAAGCTACTGTATCTGGTACAGCTACATACGTTGGTGACGAACATGCTGCTCTAGCTGTTCTTATCAATCGTGTTGCTAACTTGATCGCTCAACGCACTCGTCGTGGCGCTGGTAACTGGGCTGTTGTATCTCCGGCATCATTGACAGTATTGCAATCTGCAACTACTTCAGCGTTCGCTCGTACAACAGAAGGTACATTTGAAGCTCCTACAAACACTAAGTTTGTTGGTACATTGAATGGCGCTATGCGTGTATTCGTAAACAGCTATGCACCTGATACACAACCTGTATTGGTTGGATACAAAGGTTCTTCAGAAACAGATGCAGCGGCATTCTATTGCCCTTACATCCCGTTGATGAGTTCTGGTGTTGTTCTTGATCCATCAACATTCGAACCAGTCGTGTCATTTATGACTCGTTATGGGTACATAGAGCTAACTAATACGGCCTCATCGTTCGGCAATGCTGCCGATTATGTTGGTGAAATTGCCGTACAAAATCTCACCTTTCAGTGAAATTGGGTACATCCGATTGTCTTTAGGGACAATCACCAATCAAAAGCGCACTTCGGTGCGCTTTTTTTGTGTTAAAATAGTAGAATGTTAAGTATTAGACTAAATACTATTATGATTGAAAACAAATATACCAAACTTTATTACAAGATAACTTCCAATGCGAAGCAACGCATTACTGATGGTTATACCGAACTACATCATATCATCCCTCAATCAATGGGCGGTAGTAATGATAAAGAAAACTTAGTAGAACTAACAGCAAGAGAACATTTTATTTGTCATTGGTTGTTGATTAAAATGACAGAAGGTGAAGATAGAAGTAAGATGTTATATGCACTTAATGGAATGAAAGCAGAGAATAGATATCAACAAAGATACCATACAAAGATTACCGCAAGAGTCTATGAAAAGCATAGAATAGAACATGCAGAAAACCATAGTAAAAGAATGAAAGGTCGTATAGCCTGGAACAAAGGTGTACCGCAAACTGACGAACATAGAGAAAAAAATAGACAGGCGGCATTACAAAGAGCACCTAAGTCAGAAAAAACAAAAGAAAAGTGGAGACAGGCTAGATTGGGATACAAACATAGTGAAGAAACAAAAAAGAAACAGAGTGATAACCTAAAAGGTAAATTAAAAGGTCCGCAATCAGATGAACATAGACTTGCTATAAGTTTAGGTGGCAAAGGTATAAAGAAAGTAAAAACACACGGAGCAAACGTAGCCAAAGCAAATATAGGTAATATCAGCATCAACAAAGACGGATTAGAGAAAAAAGTAAAGAAAGATATACTACAAAGCTATCTAGACCAGGGTTGGCAACTAGGTGGCAAAAAGCGTAAGGTAGCATAAATACAATATCTCAACGGGATGGGAAGAAACACTAAGGGCACTAACGTGCCTTTTTTGTTGGCTATATAGTTACATCGGCGTCAACTGTTATATCTAGTATACTCTTATTTTTTTCTTTCAACTTCTTTTGATGCACTCTATTGCAATTGGCACATAGTGTTAACATATTCTTAACACTTTTGTTTTTCTTGTTACCATCTACATACACCAAATCAAGCTGACAATTATCTTCTGGTAAAAAATTACATTTGTCGCAACAGTTTTTCTTATGCAGTAAGTAACCATACTGTGTGTTGTACATTGCTTTGCTACATTGAACGCAATATTTGTGCCATTGTTTAAATTTATGTTTACTAATACCATTGGGTTTAGCTAATGATATTTTACAGTTTTCACAGAAAGGTCTTGTTGGTTGTTGTGTAAGCATTTTATATTTATAGAAAAAAGATTTTTCTAGTGCTTTTTTTTGTTGGAGTATAGTTGACCAAAATGATAAATATATTATAACAATGGAATATTTATGGCATCAGCACCTTTTAACAGTTTAGGCGGATACTCAGTTGGCATACCTACAACACAAGTAGTTGATAGCAACGGAAACGTTGTATCTAATTTTTTAAATCTTTCTGGTAATGTTTCAGCTAATAAAGTTTATGCAAATAGTTTCTTTTACGCCAATGGCGATCCTTTTAATGCAAATCCAGGTGGTAGCAATACTCAACTACAATTCAATGACAACAATGCATTAGGTGGAATACCCAATGTCACTTGGAATGGTAATATATTAACATTAGGTAACATTGCAAATTTATCAATCGGCGGGGGTGTTAATGGTTATTTTTTACAAACTGATGGTGCAGGTAATTTAAATTGGACGGCAGGCGGCAATGGCGGCAATAGTTCCCCCGGTGGAGCTAACTCACAAGTTCAATTTAATGATCTAGGCTCATTTGGTGGTGATGTTGGGTTTACTTATAATAGTACAACCAATACGTTACAAGTAGCAAATACTATAGCCGGAAGTATAACAGCAACGGGTAATATCACTACTGGTAATATAACTAGCTTAGGTAATATAACAAGTACATATTATATTGGTAACGGATCATTATTGACCGGCATTACTACTGAGCTTGCAAACTATGTAATACAAAATGCACAATCAAATATCACTAGTTTAGGAAATCTTGTTTTTCTAAATATTGACGGAGACACTACAAGTTTAGGTAATATAAATTCTTCAGGGAATATTAGTGGTGGTAATCTTAATGCAGGATCAAATGTAACTACCGGAAATGCGTCAATCACAAATAAGATTACAGTTGGTGGTAATTTAACTATAAATTCAGCAGCATCGTTCAGACTAGCCGGCACAATGAATACAGCTGGAAGTTCTAATATTAATTTGGGAACTATTTCAAATATTCATATTGCAGGCGGTGTTAACGGTTATGTATTGACAACCGACGGTACAGGAAATTTAAGTTGGGCAGTTGTTGGTGGTGGCGGTGGCAATGGTACTCCAGGTGGTGCTAACACACAAGTTCAGTTCAATGAGTCTGATACTTTTGCAGGTAGCCCATACCTTACTTACAATGATTACACTAGAACCTTGCAAGTTAGCGGTAACTTAATTGCTAACTCAGTACAAGTAGGTGCAGGCATATACAAGTGGTCTACTAGCTTTGTTTATTTTGCGAATACTGCAAATACAGACCCACAACAAATGTTATATTCTATTCCAGTTGCTAATGTTGCAGGGGTAGAATTTCAAATTTTTGCAACAGAACCGGCAGGTCCTAGTAGACAGAGTTCTAAAATTAGCTCATTGTACTATGATAACACTGTGGAATTTACCGAATATGCAAGTTTGTTTGTAAATGGTGGAGTAGGTGATTTTGAAGTAGCTTATGATGGTGGAAATATAATTGTTCCTCCTTCATTAGAACTTAACGTAACACCATACACAAGTAATCCAGTAACTTATAAAATGTTGATTACCGTATTCGCAGGATAACAGATTTTGATAAATATATTAAATAGGAAAATGTAATGGCGGTAAAACCCTTAAATGCAGTAGGAGGTCTTTCAGTAGGGAAAACACCAATTACTATTATATATTCAAACGGTGATATTTTAACTAATAACTTCTCAGCCACCGGTGACTCAAATTTAAATAATATTGGAAATATTTATATTTCTGGTGGTTCAAATGGACAAACAATTCAAACTGATGGCACTGGAAATCTTAGTTTTGTAACTATCTCAAGTATTTCAAATGGTAATAGTAACATACAAGTTCTGGCCAATGCTAATATTACATTCAGTAGTGCAGGCAATGCAAACATTGTTATCATTACGGACACTGGTGTAAATGTCAACGGATATCTAACTGTTACAGGTAATGCTCAGTTTAATAATGCTAATTTAGGTAATCTAGCAACTGCTAACTACGCAAATTTTGCAAACGATATAGTAGTTCAGGGTAATATTGCTAATGCAAATAATATCAGTGTTACAAATAACATAGAAGGTAATACAGCCAACTTCAGTGGTAATGTTACTTCATTAAATGCTAACTTAGGCAACTTGATAACTGCTAACTACGCAAATTTTGCAAACGATATAGTAGTTCAGGGTAATATTGCTAATGCAAATAACATC